TTCCACCTCAGCTCAAGCAAATTTTGGACAAAAGTGGGGTTGGTATCAATCAATATTTACAATCGCTAAAGAAGATGCAGCTAGAATTGATGAAGCAACCAGACTTCCAATACATACCTGTTTGATGTATTTGGAATATATAAAGGATAAAACAAATTTAGAGAATGCTTTAATAAAAAGAGCACATAAAAAATAGATATGACACAAGTATATGACTTATTAGACAAGTTAAAGGACGAATTAAGATTAAATAAGCACGTTAATAGTGTTAGTTTTGGAGATATTACTGAAATTAACCTAAATAAGACAGATATATTCCCTTTAACACACTTAAACATCTCAAATGCTGTAATAAGCTCAAATACTATCACTTTTACGCTTCAAGTACTATGTGCAGACATATTAGACTACAATAAAGAGGATTATAGCTATGATTTGTTCTATGGCAACGATAATTTACAAGATATAATGAATACACAACTGCAAGTAGTCAATTTAGTATACTCTAAGCTAAAAAGAGGTACTTTAAGAGAAGAATTACTACAGGTAGACGATAATATCTCTGTTCAGCCATTTAAAGACAGATTTGAGAACGAATTAGTAGGATGGGGAGCTGATATAGACATAATAATGAGAAATGATATAAGTATCTGCTAATGGACTCTAGTTTTATAACAATAGCACTTAAAAGACTAGGCGACCAAGTTGTAGATAGGCTTCAGCAGCAATTAGAGACAGATAAAACTATAGCTAGTGGTAATTTGTCAAGAAGTATTAAACGCAAAGCTGTAGGTAACGCTTTAACAGTTACTATGGCTGGTTATGGTGGAGCTATAGACGAAGGTATTCGTGCAGGTAAAAGACCACCTAATGGAGATAGAATTGAGGAGTGGTTAAGAGTCAAAGGTATACGTCTTAGAGACAATACTACTGGCAGATACCTTAAACAGACAGACTATAATTACAATAAGATATCATTTCTTATTAGCAGAAGTATATCTAGAAGAGGTACATTAAAATACTTTGAGTTTAAAGGAAGTAATTTTATAGACAGAGCAATAAACAACACATTAGATGAATTTGATGATGCTATATTAGAAGCGTTTAATAAGGAACTAACAAAAGAATTTGATAAAATAAAAACAAATGGCTAAAATAAACGTAAGAAGTCCTTACTTCATAAACTTATCAACTACCAACTTAATAAGTGCAACTATTCAAATAAGAATATATAAAGGAGCAGCAGAATCTACTTGGCAAGGAAGTCCACAATATACATTAACCTCAACAGCTATAGATGAAAAGATAAACTTTGAAATATCAGAATTAATAAAGGACTACATACCAGCAGCATTTAACGGAGTATATCCAAGTGAAGCAGACGCAACAGAAGATTATACTACAATGTATGTAGATTATAGAATTTCAGAAACATTAGTAGGTCCAATACTTTCTCCACCAGTAGATGTATTAGGTGTTAGAGCATTTTATGGATATGGATATTTTGAAGATGGTGCAAATCCTGAATTATTGCAAGGATACTTACAATCTAATAATGTTATACTGAAAAAAGATGATGCTCCTATAAGAATACCAGTAGATAACGAAAACACTAATTCAGTTGCTTTCTTTTATCAAGGGCAACAAGTATATTCTTGGCTTCCTCTTATAAATCTTAAAATACAAGACCATATTGTTTATGTAAGTAATGGAGTTAATGGAGCAGACAGCTTTGAAGAAAGAGTAGAGTTAGATGGAGGTACATTTGAAGATAATGCTTGTATTGACCAATTTGAAGATGACTTTGAGTTACATCCTGTAGATACAGTTTATGTGTCAGCAGTAGATGGTTTAACAATAATTAAAGTAGATAATATAGAAGAGTGTAAATATACGCCTTATAAGGTCACGTTTATCAATAAGTTTGGTGCTTATCAAGATATATGGTTCTTTAAGAGAAGTAATCTTAGTATGACTAAGAAAGATGAGATGTTTAAGTCAAATATAATAAATAATGGCTCTTATAACACTTATCAGCATCAATATGAGACTTTTCACGTTAATGCCAAAGAAACTTTAAGTTTAAATACAGGATTCTATCCAGAATCTTACAATGAGGTATTTAGACAGATGTCTTTAAGCGACAAAATATGGATAGAGTACAATGAAAAGACTCTACCAGTTAGATTAACCTCATCTAACCTATCATTCAAGACTAGATTAGATGATAAGCTAATAAATTACACAATAGAACTAGAATTTGCATTTGATAAGATAAACAACGTAAGATAATATGCGTAGAGAAGTAGAAATATACATAAATACAGCAGGATTTGGCGAAACTGTAACTTACAAGCGATTAGATATCTTTTCAGAAGAATCTATAAACATAACTAACTCAATACAGGATATTAGAGACATAGCTAAGGTATTTACTGACTTTACACAACAATTTAGCTTACCTGCTAGTTCTCCTAACAACTTAATCTTTAAACATTACTATAATTTTGATATTATAGGTGGTTATGATGCTAGAGTAAAGAGAGAAGCTTTAATAAAGATAAATGGAGAGGATTATAAGAAAGGATTTCTTAGTTTGAATAGCGTAAGCATGAAAAACGGAGTTGCTTTTGCTTATAAGGCTGTATTTTATGGTAAAACAGTAAATCTTAACTTGCTTTTTGGCGATGATGAGTTAGATAACTTAGCTGTAGATAATACTTCTTATTTATCTAAATTTAATCAAATATATACTTCTTCTAACGTAAATACAGGGTTTTCTGACGGATTTAATTTAGTTAATGACGTTTTAGTATCTAATAGTTCTAGTACAACAGCAGGAGACTTATGCTATCCATTTATAAGTGGTAAGAGTCATTATTATTACAATTCACAGCACGATAATGGACCTGAGTTAAGAGAAGAGGTTGTTTCAAGAAATGTAAGACATCATAACTCTGGAACTCCCTATACTGGACTATCTATGATAGACTTAAAACCAGCAATTAGATTATATCACATAATATTAGGTATAGAAGACAGGTATGGTATTACATTCTCTAAAAACGGAACAAACGACTTCTTTAGTACGTCTAATGCTTCATTCTATGAGTTATATCTATGGTTGCATAGAGAAAAAGGAGATTTATCTTCACAAATAGCGATAGAAGAAAGAAAACTTGATTTAGATGACTATTTGTTTATTAACACAACTCCTACAGGTCAAAACGACCCTAGAAGTAATTCTAATAAAGACTTAGTTACTTCTATTGTAGTTGACGGACCTGATATTACAGAGATTTATTATAATTATCAAATACAAGTAACTCCTACTGGAGCAGGATTATATACTTTAGAATTATTTGATGGAGAGTCAGGAGAAATAATAGGAACTTCAGAGCATTCTGGGGGAGGACCTGTTACTAGAAGTTATACGATACAAAAGGAATTTGGAAGTGGCGAAGGAACACAAACTTTTACTCCTATATTCAAAGTAAGAACACAAGGAGGTATAACTCAAATAGCTGTAAATAGTTTTAATATAGTATACAATGAGGTAGATAATTCAGGCGGTTCTGCTGGTTATACTGCTAACTATACATACAATGGAGGTAACGCTATAGGAGTTTCTTCAGGTATAAATATAGTAGATAATATGCCTAAGATGAAAGTTATAGACTTTTTAACATCTATATTTAAGATGTTTAATCTAACTGCTTTTTATGATGGAGAAACAATTAAAGTAAGAACATTAGACAAATTTTATGATGAAGGTACAAGTCACGATGTAAGTCAATATATACACGCTGATAAACATACTGTAGATAAAGCAAACATATATTCTAAGATAGATTTTGAGTATCAAGACGCATCTACTTTTGCTATAGTAAACAGCAATGAAATAACTAATGATGAATTTGGTAATGAAAGACTTAGTAATAGGTCTAATGCTATAAGCAACCCTTTAGCATTTGATGGAGGAACTTATTCTGTTAAGTTAGGATTTGAGCATCTTATGTATGAGAGAATGACTAATCAAAATGATGACACAGAAAGGACTACTATACAATGGGGGTGGATGGTTAGTAAGGATGAAAATCCAGTTCTTGGGAAACCTCTAGTTTTTTATTGTATAAAACAAGACGCTGGACAGTATACTATATTTAACACAGATGATGATGATTTTGACCAATATATAAGACCAGCAAATACTTTAACAACAAGTGCAGCTACTAATTTACAGTCAATTCATTTTGGCGAAGAAGGAGATGAGTTCTTTGTAGATAATGTAAATACAGAAAGTCTGTTTAACAATTACTACTTTAACTATATAGTTCCTATATACAACGAAAAGTCAAGACTATCTAAGTTTGAAGCTACATTACCTTTGAAATTAGTGACTAAGTTAGAATTAAACGACAAACTAATTATATCAGGTAGAAGCTATAAGATAAACAGAATACAGATGAATATAAATACTGGTAAGGCTACATTAGAATTAATAAACGAAGTGTAATATGATAAGAGAGATAATAGATTTATTAGGAACATCTGATTGGGATGTTAAAGACGAAGATATAGATATAGCTAAAGGTAAATATTTAGCACCTACTAATTGGAAAGAATTTAAAAACGCAATAAAACGAAATAAATAATGGCAACAAGTTCAAGTGTAGTAAAAGAAATAAAAATAATTGTTGATGCAGGTAAAGCTACAGTCTCAATAGACGGAATGACTTCAAGCATTAGTGAAGCAAACGCTGAGTTAGTAAAGCTATCTAAAAACGCAGGTAAAGGAAAAGCAGCTTCAGGAGCAACAGGTGGAGCTACTGCAACAGTATTAGAACTTGGTAGAACTATATCAGATTCCAACTACGGAATTAGAGGTATGGCAAACAACCTTTCGCAATTAGTATCTAACTTTGCATTTACTACAAGAGCAGCAGGAGGTTTTGCTGCTGGACTAAAAGATATATGGTCTGCAATGCTAGGTCCTTTAGGTTTAGTATTGGCATTTCAAGGTGTTATTGCTTTATTAGAAAGATTTGAGATTAACAGCATGAAAGCATCATCAGCTAGTAAGGATTTAGATGACAGCCTTAAAGATGAGATTACTACTTTAGGTATTTATAAATCTGCTTTATTGGACGCTAACACAACTTTACAAGAAAGAGTTGGTATTATAAAGGGTCTTTCTGCTTTAGACAATAAATTAGCAGAAGATTTAAAAAATGCTGCTGGTAATACAAAAGAAATAGTAAATATAACAGAAAAATACTTAGAGCAATTAACAATTGAACAAAAGTTGTCATTAAAAAAAATAGAGTTAAATGAAGCGATAGCCGAATCTACTAAATTAGTAGAAGACAAAGAAAAAGATTTGCAAGATATAAAAAACTTAGCTGATATAGATGAGAAATCCAGAGAAGCATTAAGAATTAGTGTAGCAAGAAACATTACTAATGCTCAGGAAAAACAAAATAAAGTTTTATCAGAATACTTCTTACTATGGAGTAAAGTAACTAATGAAGAAAAAGAAAATGCTAAAGAATCTAAGAAAGTATTTAAACAAAAATACCTTGATTTATCTAAGATAATATTAGGATTCCAGAGAGAAGAAGAAGTAGCTTTAGAGGAAAACGAGGTTAAAAAGTTTGCGATACAAAAGAAGTATCAAGAACAAGATTTGCTTAGAAGAAGAGAGAATTTTGAAGAGAAAGAAAGATTAAGATTAGAGGAGTTTAAAAGGTCAAATGCTTCAGATGAAGAAAAGCTATTAGCAGAACAAAAGTTTGAGCAATCTATATTGACTGCTAAAATAGATTACTTTAGAGCATTACTAGCATTAGAGGATAAATACAATGCTAATGTTAAGATGCGAGATGAAGAAAGGTATAGAGGTTATGAGAAAAGATTAAGAGAAGCAGAAAATGAAGTGACAAATATTATGCTAGAGGGACAAATACTTAGAGCGAATAATATTATGCAGGGTTTAGATATACAAAGAACCTTATTGGATGAGAAACTTGAACAAGATTTAGAGAGAATAAATAAAGAGGAAGAAGAAAAGAAAAAACAAATAAGCAATCTTGCTGACAGGGTATTTATAGAAGAGGAGTACGAAAGACAAAGAACAGCAGCTAAACAGCAAAATAGTAACGATAGAATAGCTATTGATGAAGCTGAAAGAAATGCTAGAATGGAAACACTAGGTCTTTTGTCAGGTGCTTTTACTGCTTTTGCTAGTTTATCTGGTAAAGCAACAAAAAGGCACAAGCAATTAGCTATAGCAGGAGCATTAATAGATACTTATGCTGGAGTTGATAAAGCTTTTAACGACCCTACTATTCCTTCTACTTTAGGTAGATTTGCTCTTGGAGCTTCAACATTAGTTAAAGGTTTAATGAATGTTAGAAAAATTAGTTCTATAAATCCAAATTCTACAAGCACTCCAACACCACAAGCAGGAGGTGGAGGAGACAGAACCTTTGACTTTAACTTAGTTGGTTCTACAGGAACTAATCAATTAGCTGAAGCAGTAGGTAGTCAATTCCAAGAACCTGTTCAAGCTTATGTAGTAAGTAGTCAGATGACATCACAACAAGAATTAGACTTACAAATATCAACAGGAGCTTCATTAGGAGGAG